CAGAAGCTATCAGCTGTTAAGCGATTGGTATTTACAGCGGGAATAGCTAAAGCATTTCCAACAGTTGCAAAATTAGGAAGTGCATTTAAAGGAGTAGGTTCTATTGCTGGAAAATCTTTTGGTGGTTTAGGTAAAATTGCATTGAAATCATTAAATCCGTTTAATGCTATAAAATTAGCAGTTAATGGACTAGGTAAAGGATTTTCAGGTTCGTTAAAAATTTTTTCAATGTTTGCTCATCCTTTAGCTACTTTTAAAAAATTAATAAGTGTAATAAAAATGGTTGGAATAGCTTTGAAAGGAGCATTTTTAGCAAATCCTGTAGGAGTGATAGTTGGTGCATTAGTTGGATTAGTTGCCATTTTTATAATTTTATATAAAAAGTCAACTTGGTTTAGAAACGGTGTGAATAATGCAATGAAACAAATTGCACCTCATGTGAAAGAATTAGGTAGAGTTTTAAAGCAAACCTTGGGTCAGGCAATACAACGGGTAAAGAGTTTAATGGTTTCTTCAGCACCTGCAATGAGAGCGGTATGGAATAGTTTAAAACCAGTTATTTCAGCAATAGGAATCGTTATTAAAGTGGTATTGATTGTTGCAATTAGAGTAGCAATAGCAGCTGTGAAGTCACTAGGAAATACTTTTAAACTTATTATCGCAGTAGTTAGAGGTGTAATGCAAATGGTTTCAGGAGCGTTTAGAGCTGCAGTGGGAATATGGAAAGGAATTTTTCAATTGTTTGTTGCTTTTTTTACTGGAAAATGGAATGAAATTCCTGGAATTGTAAGTGGAGTGTGGAATGCAGTCAAAGGTGGTATAAGCTCATTTGTAGGTGGTGCCAAAACTATATTGAGCGGATTATTTAATTGGTTTAAAGACCAGTGGAACAATTTAAAAAACTTGGCTTCAAATATAGGAGGAGTTTTAGGTTTTGGAAAGCATTGGACGGGAACTAACTATTTTGAAGGTGGGTATACCACTGTAGCAGAGCGTGGAGCGGAACTTATCAAAATTCCAGGACAACCCGCATTTCTGGCTGAACATGAAATGATGTTAAATTTACCAAAAGGAACTCAAATTTTGAATAATTCCCAAACGAGAAACACCCTTAGCGATAGAATAGGCAAGGTTAAAGAAAGAGTTAGTAAATCTAAAAATAATGGAGGAAATAATTTCGGTGGAGATACAATTAATATAGCAATAACGGTTAGTAATGGTTCTAATCCTAATGCGATAGCACAAGCCGTCGAAAGAGTTTTGAGAGACAGAGAAAACCGTAAAAGAAGGGTGGCGTTTGGATAATGGCAAAAACGAGAGTATACAGAACTAAAAATGGTGACACTTGGGATTTAATTTCGTACAAAGTATATGGCACAGAAGGTTATTTCCACGATTTAATAAGGGCTAATCTGAATCTTATAGATATTGCTATATTCGATTCTAACATACCTATTATTATTCCAGATTTTGTAGATACTGGAGTTAATGAGGATATAGATAAGTTGCCACCGTGGAAGAGATGAAAAAGATAAAAGAGGTGATAAAGTATGGGATATGCAAGAAATATAAAGGTCTTAGTGTTTTTCAACAAAAAGGATATTTCAGAAGAAATAGCACATTCCATTTCTTCTGTCACTTATACTGACAACTCAAAAAATGCTATTGATGATTTAGAAATAGAATTGGAGAATTTAGATTATAGATGGTTAAAAGAATGGTATCCTGATGAAAATGCACAGCTTGTGGTTGGAATATTTGAAGATTTGGGCGAATCTGATGGAAAATTTTTGGAATTGGGGACATTTTATGTAGATGAACCAACTTTTGACAATGATAGAGTAACATTAAAATGTATTGCCTTGCCTTTGAATCAAAATATAAGAGACCAGAAAAATAGCAGGGCTTGGGAAAATGTAACACTTAAAGAATTGGTTACCCAAATAGCGAGTAAACATGAAATGAGTGCTGAAATACATTGTGAAGATGAATTTTATAAAAGGCTGGATCAAGACAAAGAAACAGACTTGGAATTTATCAATCGTGTTGTGAAGGAAACAGGACTTAATATGAAATTATCTGACGATAAAATAATTATTTTTGATGACGAAAAGATGGAAGAAAATGAAACAATAGAAAAGTGGAATATACACGATTACAGGATAAGAAGTTTTTCTTTAAAGAAGAAAAATAAGGAAATATATGACAAAGTCGAAGTTAGTTATTATGATGCGGATAAGAAAAAGATAATTAGGGAAATAATTACAAAAGAAGAATTAGAAAAACGAAATAATGTAGAAACTGATTCATAAAAATTAAATAGCAAAAAGAAGTGATGTGAATGGCAACAAATAAGAAAAACAGTAAAACTACTATTAAAAGCAGTAAAGAGAAATTGAAACAAAAGGCAGAATCTAAACCTAAAACAACCAAAAAAGAAAAGACAAAAAAGATAACGACTAAAGGTAAGAGTACTGCCAAAAGAGTAGCTAAAAAGACTTTAAAAGACAACTTAAAACAGGAGTGCCAAGTAACATTGACAGTAGACGGTTCAACTGATTATGTTGCAGGTGGAATTATTGAACTCGATGAAAGTTGGGGTGAGTTTGAAGGAAAATATATCATTGATAAAGTTACTCACACTGTAAATGGGGATTACACTTGTGAAATGGAAATGATGAAAATAGGTGCTAGAGAAAAGGCTACCGAAAAAGCTAAACAGCAGACTAAGGAAGAACAGAAGAAAAAGGAAGCTGAAAAAGCTAAAAAGAAAGGTTCTAAAAAGTCAAAAAGCAAGAAAAGTACAAAGAAAACAGGCAAAAAAGTGAGAGATAGGAAAAATAGTAAGAGCACTAAAAAATCCAGTAAAAAGAAATAGATTTATCTAGGACAATGGCAACTAAATATAATAACTGTGATAATATGTTGACAAATTTCAAGAGGTGCAATATAATAGTTTTGTAGAGAACGGAAAGGAGGATATAAGGTAATGAACATAATCGAAAAAATCCATCTACTTGCCAGTATCTGTACAATTTTACAATTTGTATATATGATATACAAAGAGTATAAAGACAGAAACGACAAGAAGAAATAACCAACAACGAGGCTATGGTTGCCAAACCCTCTAGCCTTTTCTCTACACTTTAATTAAAAAAAATAGAAAGAGGTAGCTATTATGTATGAAAAAATACAACTGGTATTATCAATAATGATAATAATTTTATTCTGCACTTTCTGGACTATAAAATTTATAAAATGGAAAAAAAGCAAAAAAAAATAAGCCCAACAACGAGGGCTTGAACATAATCGAATTTTATTTGATTATATTATAGCATATTTTGGAAAAAAGTCAATATAAAAACTATTATCACAGTCATTAATTTGATTGTGATTTTTTTGTTACAAAATTTTTGAAAGGTGGTGAAAATAAATGGATTTAATAAAACAGGGAGAAATAAACAGTATTGATGTAAAAAATGGAAAAGCAAGAGTTATTTTCCTTGATAGAGATAACAAAGTAAGTGACTGGCTTAATATATTAGTTCCTTTTTCCGACAGTCACAGCGATTCTTATAATCTAGCTGTAGGTCAAAGTGTATTGGTTTTATCACTTCCAGATATGCCTGAAGTTGGTTATATCCTTGGCTGTCCAATGAGAGCTAGTGAAATCAAGGAGGGTGAAGTAAAAAGAACTTTTTCAGATGGAGGGTTTTACAGCTATTCAAATGGAACTTTAACACTTAATCCTGTATCGGAAATTGTAATTAATGCAAATACTACTGTCAATGGGAATTTGACCGTTAGCGGAACTACTATCACAGGTGGAAATATTAATCTCAATACCCATAAGCATAATGGTGTTACTGTCGGCGGAGATAAGACAGGAGGTCCTGAATAATGGTAGGAAGTTTTGGAGATGTTGTGTTTGAAATATCTGATAAAAAAGTATTTTCAATTAACAACGAAATAAATAGAGCGTACAAATCTAAAATATCCGAACATACAGCAATATTTGGACCAGGTATGATAAGACATCAGGGAAGGGAATTAACAGAATTGAGTTTTGGTATTTCTTTGGTTGCTTCGTTAATACCTGACACAACTCCATCAGAACAACTTGATAAAATAAAAACTATGTGGGAGTTTGGGGAGTATGACTATTTAACATTAGGTGGGCAGACATTTGGAGCTTTTCCGTTTTTGATAATAGATATGAGTGAAAAAAGTTCTTATTTTAATAAAGAGACTTCCAACTTTGATTTTATAAATTTGGAATTGACATTAAAAGAATATATAGACAATCCGCAAAAATACAATCAAATAATAGAACAGTTAAAAATTCAAAAAAAGGAGCAAGAAAAACTTACAGAAGTGGAAGTTGTAAATGTAGAAACTGAACAGAAATCAAAATTACAGGAATTTGCAGAAAAAGTAGGGAACAAGGTTAATGATATAGCAGGGAAAGTGGATAAGGCTATTGAAATTGCTGAAAATAAGAAAAAAGAAATATTGGATCAGCTTGAAAAAATTAAAAAAGATGCAAAAATTGATGAGCTAATGGATTTAGTAAGAGCAGGAATGATTACAGCGGATAAAGCTAATGAAATGATAGACTATGCCAAAAATTTTTCCAAGACTGACAGAGAAATTTTGCTGAACTTTTTGAGAAATCAGACTGGAGGGAAATAATGATATATATTTCATCCAACCAAGAAATTAATTACAATCCTCAAAATACATTGGAGGAAGTAAAAACAAATGTTGGAATGATTTTAAGAGTGTGTAAGGAAGAGCAGCCTCTTAATCGTGATTTCAGTTTTGACAGCGATTTAATAGATAAAAATATTAATATCGTAGAAAATAAATTAACTTCACATTTACTTAAAGCATTTAGAAAGTACGAACCTAGAGCATCATTGAAACAAACTAGAATCATTATGAAAGATACATATAATAATGATTTTGACATCGAATTAGGAATTGAGGTGGTAAACATTGAGTGAAATATCAAATGAAGAATATGAAATTATAGATGCGGATTCGTGGGAACTTAAAAGAGATATGATTGATAAGTTTCAGGAGCTGAGTGGAAGGCAATTAACTGAATCAAGTCCAGAAACGCTTATCTTTGAAACAGTAGCGTATCTTTTTGGATTAAGAGAAGAAAAATACAATGACGAGATGAAACAGAATTATTTAAGATTTGCAAGAAATGAGCGGCTAGATTTGAAAGGAGAATTCTATGGAAATAGAGGTAAAAGACTTGTAGAACAACCAGCCGTGGCGACATTTAGATTTTATATTACTGATATTCAAGCGACAGACATAATAATTCCGAAGGGGTCAAGGATTCAATACAATGAGTTATATTTTTCAACTGATGAACAATATAAAATAGAAAAAGGCGATTTGTATGTAGATGGAATTGCAACTTGCAACACATCAGGAACTGTTGGAAATGATATTCCAGTCGGACAAATTAACACGATGGTCGACATTTTTCCACATTACGATAAAGTTGAGAACATTACAGCATCAAACAATGGGGCTGAAATAGAGCAAGATGACAATTATAGAGCTAGAATCAGAGAAATCCCTGAAAGTTTCACAACGGCTGGAAGTAAAGGAGCTTATGAATTTTGGGCTAAGTCAACAAGTACAAATATTGTTGATGTTGTAGCGTATAGTCCGAGCGCAACAAATGTGGATATTTATGTTTTAACTGATTCTTTGACACTTACGAATGAACTTAAAAAGAGAATTGAAGAAATGCTGAATACTGATAATATAAGACCTTTAACGGATAATGTGACAGTAAAACAGGCAATAAAGACATCATACACAATTGATTTTGACTACTACATCGATAAGTCTAATGAAACGCTTGTGAATGTTATTAAAAATAATGTTGAAAAAGCCGTAAAAGATTTTAAAACTTGGCAGCAAAACAAAATGGGGAGAGATATTAATCCAGATGAGCTTATAAAATTGCTAAAATTAGCTGGAGTAAAAAGAGTTGTGTTAAGAAGCCCAATATTTCAAGTTTTAGATTTTAATGAAATAGCAGAAAACACAAGCGTTACAAGCAATTATTCAGGAGTTGAAAATATATGATAACTATTGATAATTTGAACTTAACAGATATAGCAGCAAAATCAACTTTGAATGATAAAACAACGCTCTGGATTTATGAATCAATAAATTTTGCTATCAAAAAGAAGCATGATGCGATTAAAAGAAAATTTTTCTTGGAATTATCAGAGTTAAATGATGTAGAATTAGATTTTTTGATGTGGGAATATCATGTTGATTACATTGACGCAAATATTTCAAAAGAAACAAAGGTTAAATTGATTAAAAGAGCGGTTTTTTCGCATTTTAACAAAGGAACTGTAGGTGGAACGAAAGAAATATGCGAAATATTATTTGACGGAAAAGTTGGAATAACAGAATGGTTTAAATACGGAGGAAAGGCAGGTTATTTTAAACTTAGTACAGATGGTGGAATGTCAAATGATAAAGAGTATAAAAAAATATCAGAAGTGGTAGAACAATATAAAAATATCCGTTCCTGGCTTGATGGAATAAGATTTTTAAGAAAAAAAGAAAGAAAAATTAGTTATGGTTTTGTAAGGAGAAGCAAAATAAAATATTATTTAGCTTCGACTGATATAAATATTCCAAATGATTTATTAAAAGCAAATTTTGGAACAGTGCATAGAACAAGAATACTAAGAGAAATAAGATAGGAGGAATCATGGCAAAATTTAAAGGATTTATATTAACAGAAAAAGGGAGGGAACTGTTAGCAAAAGGACTAGCGGGAGAAACAATAACATTTACTAAAATGGCGATAGGAGATGGAACTACAGCGACTTCCGAGAGAGAAATGACAGCATTAGTTAATCAAATTACAACATTGCAGCTTTTAAATGTAGATACAAAAGGGAATGGAACTTGTGAAATTAACGCTTTATTGACAAACAAATCAGTAACAACAGGATTTTATATAAGAGAGCTGGGGATATTTGCTCACGGAAATGACAATGTTGAAATACTTTATGCTTACAATATTTCAACTAGTCCAGATTTTGTGCCACCTTTCTCGGCTAATAATGTCGTAGAAATTGAATATGTAGATACGATTATTGTGGATCAAGTGGCAAACGTAACAGCTGTTATTGATCCGAGTATCACGTATATTACTAAAAAATATGCGGACGAAAATTATTTAGTTAGTTCTAAATTAACTGAAATTTTAGGACTAGAATTTGGTGGAAACACACAGGACATCGGCAATAAAACGAAAGGTAAGTTTTATTATGATAATGTTACAAAATTCTATTACGAATGCATAGAAGACAACAGTCTGACATACAACGATAGCGGAAAATTTAGGGCTATATCGA